GGCACCCTTAAGTTATATCGAAAATGTCTACAGTGAGATCCATCTCGACAGCAATTAGCGGTAGACTTGGTTCCGGAGCAGCGTTAGACAACTTTGTCAGAGGAGTTACTTCAGAATACCTGCCAGTGACACAGAGTGAATACAATAACTACAGAAGGTTCATGCACGACATTCTCTGCAATGGATTAATGTCAAGTGGATTTTACTCTAGAGAACATCTTACACTCTCATCTTTGGGACTAACCAGTGCCTCACGCAAGTTACTAGAGCAATGCCCTGATTTGTATTCAAATAATCATGATGCTTTACATGTTGGTGAGGTCAGCTTGACATTCGATCCTGAAGTCACAAAACAAGAGAAATCATCCAAGTATATTGAGTTATTTGATTTCCTAGAGAAGTCTTTAAACAAGAGGGTGATATATCGGACACATATCATAGATTTGTCTACACCAGAGTGGAGAATGCAAGTACCTGATTGCTCAAAAACACATGAGGATTTGTTGTCCAGGATGGTTGACAATTTGAGATTGATTCATTCAACACATGAGGGTTATGAATTCTGGAAACTACAGCAGGGCAATCAAGAATTCAACTTCCATTTCAAGCCACAAGCTCAGGTGGTTTACAAACAAATGTGTGATAACCTATCTGTTGCCAAGACTCCAGAAAATATAAAGCTAATTGAAGATCTCACACTGAATTATGATACTGACTTAGATGCGTCTGACTCATATTTTGATCAAATAGCAGATGCTATATTGAAGAAGCAGCAAGATAGGCCATATCCAGAGTTCTCATACGGAGACCCTTCGGCGTTTTATGAGGAGTTTGGGAAAATCTTTGTGGATCCACCCACAACCACTGAAACATGTCCAGTTGTTCTGCAATTGGGCAGTCCAATGACACTCATAACGAAGGAGTACAAGAATAGACGTCTGATACACAATGAGTTGAAGGATAGTGAGTTTTTACATGGATATGGGTTCCTAATAAAGTTATGGTGTAAAGAGAATCAGGTTGATGCCACATGGGATGGAGTGATGGACCTTAAGCTTAGTCAAGGACAATTACAACATGAGATGCAGCAAGGACCAGGCAGGAAGAAATATCTTCGATCAATCGATAAACAGCCTGACCGTAAACCCCCAAAACACATAGGAGTGAAGCTTAGACATACAACTCAGTTGATGGAGTTTCTGTCTGATGTTCAGGATGTTGGCATGGACTCTGAGAGTGATCCATATGAACTGGAGCTAGATTATGAGAATATGAAAATAGATAGGCCTACGAAAAAGATATATGAGCAACTGGAATCGAAATTGAGTGATGATGGAACATCGAATGTGCTAGCATTCTACACTTCAGTGTCTAGGGAAATCATACTTAACTCAATGAGAAGACGAAGTAGACGAGAATACTTGATTTGTCAATCCGGGTATGAGGGCATATTCATACTTATTGCACCTGGCCCACAACTCAGAACAGAATCCAATGTGATATTTGTCAAGATTATCTCTGTACATGAGGGATTGACCAGTGAGTTATCTCGCAGATGGCATAAGTTGTCGGATCGACATTATGAAACAGAATGGCTCTCCGTTGATACAGATAGATTGAAACATTGGGCGTGCTCAACTGAGAGAGTTGTCCTTAGTCTGATGGGATCAGCAGAGAAGCTAGTGAGCTCTGATGTGAGTTATCATTCAGCATTGACTACCGAGATAAACTTGAGGAACTATGGATTAATGGCCATGATATATCTTGAGAATAAACAAGTGACTAGCACAACCATACAAACTAGTCGCTACGTGATGATGAAAACTCTAGGTGATAGAAAGTATGCAGGGTTACTCGCAAAGTTCCCAGAGCGTGTCGGTTCCATTATACAATCCTTTGTCCTCCAGAGATTGCTACAATATGTGAAGGAATGTGCTACTTTTAAAACCTTGGAGAGAGCCACAAACAGACAAGTTGTGAGGGATGACATGACAGGATTGGTTGACGAGACCACAGCAGGAATAGTTGGTTTACTACCTAGGATATTCACCTTTGGAGGGCCAGTGCCAATTCAATACAATATCAATGAGATATACTGGTGTATGATGTACAATAAAGATAGACAAAATAAAGTTCAGGATTCGATGAAAATTTTAAAAAAGATAGTCAAGGAAGAAGTGAAGATGGATGAAGAGCTTCAAAGACGCACAGATGAGAAAGAAAGAATTTGCCACTACTTCGGTGTCCACAGAACTTCTGATGATGTCGCCCATGTCTTGTCAGATAAACCTGAATCACATTATTTTAGTAGACGGTTTGCCACATTATCTGGTAAGTTGCAATCAATTAGCAAACACAATCAGGGCGCTGGAGGCACTTGGCTAACGAAGTCGAAGTTGTTAGGAATCCTCAACAAAAATCTTTCAGAATATGCAACTTTCAAGGCATCGGTCAACCACATCCGGCAACATATTAATGAGGATGATTTGGATGAGATTGAACTACTCGGTAAGAGAACAAAATGCATTGAATTGGTCTACAATTTGGTTTCTGATGAGAATCTAGTGACTGTCAAAGATGTCGTTATGCAGATGCTCAATGCAGATTTCCTATTTGTTTTCAATGTGCTCATTCAGATATTCAAGAAAAATCAAGTGGGCGGAGTTCGTGAGATTCTAATATTATATATTAAAGCTAGGATTCTGATCAACATCAATGAAGAAATATCCAGAATGCTGGCTTCAGCTGATGAGAGAGAAACTTTGACGAAGGGCCGGGATAAAAGACTCATGATGCGAAGTGATTTTGATTCGCTATCATCTGAACTGCCAGCAGGGACTCCGGTGATTTATGTCAAAAACTCTTATGATATGGCAACATGGTGTCAAAAATTTATACCAACAATTTTCCTGACAATTTTCAACATACACAAGGACAAACTGGAAGATATGCATATCCTGACAACAATCATAATCTTAAAACATTGCATGAAAGAAATTGAGTTTCCAAAAGCACTGGTGAAACAATGGATGTTGCATCCTGAGATTGTGCACTCGGAGCCAGGTATGCAGAGTCTCAAAGAAAAGTTTCTGTCGACCGGCAGGACTAGTATGACTAATAAAAGCAACATGGGGCAGGGAATCAAGCATTACGGTTCAACTAATATTGGGATTTTTGCACAATCTGGAAGAGATAAGTTATTTGACGTATGCTTGAAGAAATTAGGTCAGACGAAATGCATCAGTTGGAGGACAAGATTGGGCTCTGATGACAAAGGGGATGTCATTGCACTTGATTTGCGTGATCCAAATTGTCACTTTCAGGCAAAACTCCTGGACCAATGCAGTAGGGCCTCTGAAAGATTACATAGTATAGAATTGTCAGTGAAATCAGCAAGTGGTTGTTTGCTTTATGAGTTTAACTCCGCTTTCATGGCCAATTTAGAGGTTCAATCACCCATAATCAAATTCACGATGGCAGCAACTGATATGATAAACACTGACTCTGCCACTCGATTTGTGAATGAGTCCTTCTCCAGAATTCGACAATTGAAAGAAAATGGAGGCTCAGCGATGCTCTGTACATTAGCTCACCTCTTCAATAGGAAATTCTTTTATAGCATTTTCCAAACAGGAATAGGCATGAAGAATGATTTACAGGAAATATTACACACAGAGTTGGAGAATATACCATACGATTTCGGAGTCTATCCCTATTTTGATGCAGATTTGAATGAGTTGCTAGGACCCGAATTCCATAATTATAGAATTTTCAACAAAGACCCTAAAAGTAGATTGCAATCGATGTTGCTGAGAGATATAACAAAACCTGAGTCCACAGATGATTACACACCGGCTGATGATGAAGGATTGATGAAAAAGGATGTTTTTGGAATAACACAGGGCCTTGTTAGACAACTGGAAAACATGAAGGATCGATTATCTGTCACAAATGAGCAAGTAATGACATACCTGAAATCAAATCCATTCCTTGTGATTCGTGGACCCATGAACAACATAGAAACAAAGATGATCATTGGTTCCAAGCTTTGTACTAGAGGAGCCTCTGAAAGTCTCAGAAGAACATCACCAGCTATATATTTAGGTAGAATGTCGGCCTTTTCCACTGCAGAGGCTTGGAGGCTAGATGATGATGACACCAAATTGACTTATGGTGATTACCTTCGAAGATTGTACATCAGATCAACACCTGCTGATTATTCAGCATACAAGTCTCTTATATATCCCAACTATAAAACATATGATGTGGCATTCCCTTATATAGGATTGTATGGCCCGCTGCAGAGATCAAAAAGAAACTACGCACAAGCAGTTAGAATCTGGACATTAAATAGTTACAATTACAACTTCTCCTCAAGTTTGAGATCCATTCTAGAAACTGCAATGGGTGTGTCATCTGAGGCATCATCAGAGGATGTTAAAGAATTAAGAAGGTCTGTCCCATTCGCAATAGATTCTTATGAAGGATTTATCGAGGAATGCAAATCAAAAGACATGAGACCTGTTGATGTTTTCTACTACTTGACCAAGTTCTACAAGTTATCAAATGAGAAAAGATCACAACTATTTGCATATGGACCTTCCACTACTTCTTGGTTGAACACAATGTCTGCGTCAAAAACATACAATCATCAACACGGTTCAACCATGGTCATCACAGCTCAGTTACCCGATGAACATGTTGACGAATATAGTGCATATTTTCAAAATCTGGAAGTGTTAAAACTGGGCTTTAATTTGGCTTTATTGGAGACACAATCAATGTTTAATTTCCCAGATGTGCTTAAATTTTCTACCATGAATAATATGACATTCGAGGATCACTTACGAACCATCATACGTAATGTTAAATCTTTGCGAGCCTTAGATGGTCAAACTAAGAAGATTTGTATGTTCATGGCTTGTAAATTGTTGACGGAGGGCGAGCTGAGAGAAAAGTTGTTGTCTTGGCGTCAAATCAATTACACTTATATACAAAGACAAACCAAATCTAGCTATGGTAAATGGGAGGGCGATTTGAAGGTTTTGGTATCCTATAACCGAGAGGTGTTTGTCTTAGAATCAACTTCCAGAGGCAATATGATAGAAGCTCGGACAGTTGATGATCTTGTGGATTTTTGGGACGCATTGAAAAAAATATTGAAGACTCTAAAC